AGGATCTTCGTATCGCCTTGCCTTCCGCTCGTCTCCAGAGTCAGCGACGTAGCGGAGGACGGCTGCGGCACGCCGGGCTGCGGTTCGGCCTGCGTGTACGTCGAGCCCGGGCCCGTGGTCGAGGGCGCGATGCGCGGGTCGGGAATCAGGATGCCCCGTAGGGCGTCGGGCGAGAAGGCGGTACCCATGTGCTAGCTCCTCCGCTGGCCTGCGCGTGCACCCGAACCTAACGCCCGGGACAGGGGGCCGCGCGTCCGCAGGTTGTCAGCGACGAACGAGTCGAAGACGCGGTGCCTAGAGACCTGCTCAACCATGATGGTCTGCCCGCTTCCCATACCCGCGTTCGCCGCGCGGATCGTGTCGTCGCCCATCGCCCGGCGACCGACAGGGGAGAGCACGGCCTCGCCACGACGCACGGTCGCCTGCTGCTCGTCGGGGGCCATGTTGCCGATAAGCCCGCCCGAGTGGAAGCTCGGCTGCTGCGATGCGATGACGCCCTGCTGGATGAGGCCCGCGGCCCCGACTGCGCCCGCCGCAATATAGTTGTAGGGCGGAACGCCTGCGCTGAGTGCCTGGACGACGGCGAGGGCAGTGGCGGCGGCGGCGCTTGCCATCTTCGCTGCCTTGTCGATCACGAACGCCTTGCGCGCCGCGTTGCGGGTCGCGGCGAGACGCTCGTCGGCTAGCTTCTTCTCAGCCTCCGTGGCGTTCTTCCCCAGCGCCGCGCGGTCTTCCTGCGCTCGCTCGTAGGCCGCGACCTCTTGGTCAAGGGAGTACTGCGTGTACTGCGCGACAACGTCGGCCACCTGAGCGATTGCGGCGATGCGCGCCTCGTTCGCGGCGGCTTCCTTCTCCGCGCGCTCCTTGGCGTCGGCGTCTTCCTTATCCTTCGCCTTCTTCCGGATCGTATCGATGCCCGCCTGGCGCTTCGCCTCTTCGGCGATGAGGGCTTCCGTCAGGTCCTCGGCGAGGGCCTTCTCAGCCGTCGTGAAACGGGCAGCTTCTTCCGCGGAGAGCTTGCCCGCCGCGGCAAGGGCCAGCTTCTGCGCTCGGAGGTCATCGAGCTGGATGGCGAGCTTGCCCGACTGCTCCAGTTCGGAGACGCGCTGGCTCTCGATCTGCTTCTCAGCAGCGAGTAGCGGAGCAAGCATCTCTTGGTGTTCCGCGAGGGCCTCCGCGGCCAGCCGCTCAGCCTCCGCGGCCTTGCGTGCCGCCGCTGCCGCGGCCTTCTCAGCGGCAGCACGGCGCTTGGCGTTCCGATCTGCTTGATCGTCGGCCTTCGCCTTCTCCCGGAGGACCTCCGCGGAGAGCTCCACGGCCTCATCGTTCTGCGCGATGATGGCCGTCTGTTCCTTGATGGTGTCGCTGAGCTTCGCGTACTGCCGCGTCGCGTCCGTCTCCGCGCCGCGGATGGCGTCCATCGTTGCCGCGCCCTTGATGGCCGCACGCTGAGCTTCCGCCTCGGCGATGAGAGCCTGTGCCGACGCGTTGGCCGCTTGCGCCTTCGCACGAAGCGCAGCCTCCGACTTGCGAGACGCCTGCTCGTTCTGCGTCTCGAGTCCGAATAGCAGCTTGAACTGGTCGTTCACGTCGCCAATCGCCGTGTCGAACTCGTCGTTCGCCGCAGACGCGGCCTTCGTGGCCTCCTCGTACCGAGCGAGGGCAGCGGCAGCGGCCTCGGCGTTGTGCTTCTCATCGAGGAACGCGACGATAAGCGGAGTCAGTGCCAGCCCGAGGATGGCCAGCGGGCCAGCCAACGCGGCGGCAGACCCAGCAAGGCCCGACAGGCCCATCGACCCCGAAGCCACCTCGCCAACGTCAGCGAGGTCAGCGATGCCGCGCCCTACCTCACCTAGTCCCGGCGCGATGAGGTCAAGGCCACCCGCAAGCTTTCCAGCCGCGCTGCCTACCTTCCCGAAGCGGTCCTCTAGGCTCTTCGTCGCGTCCGCAGCCCCGCGCGTGGCCTCTTCCGCCTGCTGCATGGAGGCGCGCGTAGCATCGCCGGCCTTCTTCGCCGCACGCTCCGCAGCCTTGAAGCTCTTGTTCAGCTCGGAGGTCATCGCCGCAGCTTGCTCGCGCGTCATGCCCGGGATGCTTTCAAGCTGCTTGCGGAGGCCAGAGAGGTCCGCTGCGATGGTGAGTTCTGCCGTGGGCATCGTGGCTCCTACTTGCTGAAGCGGTCGCCGCTTCGTTGCATCGCCTTATCAAGGTCCTCTAGCCGCGCGTCGATAGCGGCCTTGCGCCTGTCGAGGACTAGGACCTTCCACAGGTTCTTTCCGTCGTAGTGCGCGGGATTGACTGTGATCTTCGCGATGCCCACCGGACGGTTGCGACCCTTCGAGTCCGTCATGGAACGCGCCACTAGGTTTGTCGGAAGCTCTCCATGCGTCCGGTAGTAGGACATCGCCGCACGGTACTCCTCGAAGTTCAGACCCCGCAGGAGCTTCGAGAATGGACCAGGGCGACGCACGTAGTAGGCGTAGTTCTGGAGCTTCCGCGGACGCACTTGCCCACCATAGGGCGTGAGACGCCACTCGCTCTTCTTCCGACTACGCTGCACCTGTTGGGCGTCGTTGTAGACGATGCCGCGCACGGTCGTACCGCGCAGCTCCAGACGATAGTCGTTGCTCTCGCCAGACTCGCCCGACCGCTTGCGGACGTTGTCGTACCATTGCCGACGCGCGCCCTCAGCGAGGTCATTCGAGATCTCCTCGACAATGGCCACCACGTCGCCGGCCACGTCGCGGACCAGCTGGTCGACTGCGCGTTGCAGCTCGGGACCGAGGGTCACTGTCGCCGAGCTATTCGCCACTAGATCCCCCAGAAGGCTCGCGCCGCTGGGTCTACCGTATCCTGTGCGCGTGCCTTCGGTGTCGCGCGCTTCGGCTTGCTAGGTGGCGCGTGCTTCGTGCGCCACCATCCGAGGACGCGCTCCTGCGTCTCGACAGGCCACGCATAGAACGCGTCAGGGTCACCGCAGTAGGTGAGGCCGATCTCCAGAGCTACGGAGTCGAGCCCTCCGTCTGCGGTGGCGTAAAACCCGCAGCACGCGCGACGCCGTCTTCCGTCGGTACGTCCACACAGAGCTCGAGCGCCTTGCTTGCCGCGGCGTAGATCTCCGCTTCGGGGATGCCGAGCGTCATCAGCTCATCGAAAACCTCGCCACCGTAGGGGAGAGGCGCGAAGTTGTACTTCGCCTTGAGCGGCTTGCCGGCCCAGCACACGCCCAGGGCGGCACATAGGCCACGGATAGCGTTCGTACCGACGGCGAGCGCGATCTCGCGACGAATGAGGAACGAGGCGGGGGCCTTGAGGGGGACAGTGTGCGCCCCGAGTTGAACGGTCGTCATGGTTGCTCCTGAGACGCCAAAGCGCCCCCCGCAGCGTAGCACGGGGAGCGCCTCGGTTGTACACGCGGCCTATCAGGTCGCGGTGATGGTCCCGTAGACCGTGCCGTTAAGGCTGAAGGAGTTGGGGTCGCCTTCGCTGAAGTCGATGGTGAGGTGACAACCAGCCAACTCGAGGGTGTGGTCGGTGGCATCACCGAAGTTGGTTCCTTCCACGCTCAGGAGCACCTTGAGCCCGTACACGTCCGAACCCGTGATGGTCGACACGGCGGTGGCGAATGCGCCGGTCTTGTTGACGGCGTCCCAGAGGGTCTTGTTCGTCGCGTCGCTGAGGTCCGTCATGTGCGCCGTGAAACTGAACGTCGGGAACGTCCGCGACGTGAGGCGCACGGAGCCGAGGTCGCCACGATCAAGGTACGTCGTCGCCTCGAGATTGCCTTGGTTGAGGCCCGTGATGCTGAAGTCCCCGGCCTCGTACTGCACGATGACGGAGAGCGGAGTCGGGGTGGTCCCGTCGGACAGGGTGATGGTCCCGTCCCGGAAGTTCTTGACGACAGAGCTGATCGGCATGGACTACCTCACTGAAGCGGAAGGGTGTGGACGACTCGGAACTCGACGGCGCCGACGACCCACTCGCCGACATCATTCGTTTCTCGCGTAACGCGGACGAACTGCACCTTGTAGCTGAGCGGCCACGTTGCGTCGTAGACCATCAGCTTATTGATGACGGCTTGCTCGCCGTCGAGCGCGTTGTCGTAGGTGCCCGCCATATCCTTCGGCGCGAGCCGCCAGGAGTAGCGCACGATGAGCGTCGACTCGACCAGCGTGCCCTCGGCAGGCTTGCCCCGGTAGGCGCGCAGGTCCTGTGTCTCGGCGACGTGCACCACGAACCACGTCCCCGAGCTGAGGTCAGCATCGCGCCCGAAGTTGTCCGGAGCGACGCGGCTTTCCTTCCAGCCCGAGAGCGTGGCGATGCGCGTGGTGACGTCCTCGCGCAGCTGCCGGACGGTCTTCGACGCCATCAGTACCACCTAGGGCCGAGCACGGCCCCGCCGCCTCGACCGTTCAGCCAGACCTGAGATGCCCCGCTCTTCCGCTGCGTAGGGTCAACCTTGTTAGTGTCCGACTCGTCATAGACGAAGCTGAGCTGGCCCCAGCTCTCGGTGTAGGCCGCACGGTAGTAGTCGGCGAGGGCCTGCCAGCGCCCACCGTCGCCCGCGCTCGTCTGAAAGTCCAAGAAGATGAGATGGAGCGTGTAGTTGAGGTGCACGTCGCGGAGCGCGCTGGGGCTCATCACGAGGTACGGACGACGCCCGTTCGCGATGAGGCGCAGCATGATCGTCGCCCAGGCCTCGTCGAGGTAGTCCTGGTACGTGGTGGACCCGTTCGCGAGGAGCTGCGGGAGGTCCGAGTGCCGGCGGATCAGGTCGGCGTCCGTCACGACCGGAGCGAGCTCCCGGCGCACCAGCGCGGCGTCCTGCCGGAAGGTGTGCGGGAGCCCGTCCGGCATGATGAGGGTCCACTCGATGAGCCATCCCTCCTCGAGTTGGAGCGGCGACGTCACGCCCGCGAGGATGGTGTACGTCGCCCAGCTGCCGGGGGCGATGGTCACGACGGCGGCGTTCACGACGGCGGTCTGGTCGGCTTTGTAGACCGACACCGTGCCCGACGCTGGCGTAGCGACGACGCCGAGACGGTACGTGGGGCACGCGATGGTCTGATTCGTCCCACGCTGGATCGCATCCGGAGCCCGGAAACGTGCCGTGTAGAGCGTCTCGGAGATGGTCATCGTGCCCCCTGCCTGTCAGCGCTTATCGCGTTCGCGACGGTCTGCCTCGACGGCGCGCTTACGCGCCTCCTCGCGGGCTCGCTGCTCGGGCATGCCCGAGCGAACCAGCTGCGAGGTCATGCGTTCCATCGCCTCGCGGTGTTTGACGCTCTCGCTCATCGCTTGGCCTTGGGTGCCGGCGGGTTCAGGAGCTTCTCCTTCGCCGCGTACATCGTGGCGAGGCGCTCCTCTTCGATGTTGAGGGAGGTCGCCGACGCGGGCTGCGTCACGGCCTTGCCGCGGAGTTCCTCGACCTTGCGCGCCTGGTCGGCGATGATGAGGTCGATCCACCGCTCGTCCGGCACGCGGATGGTGCCCTCCTCGAGGAGGCGCTTGCAGAAGGCCCAGTAGCCAGCCGTGTCGCTCCTGACCGTGAGCTGCCCAGCGAAAACCGACGGCTTCTCCCACTTGCTCAGGTGGACGGGGCCGCGGTGTCCCTCGTAGGCCACGCAGTAGCCACCCGGCTCAGCGTCCCACGGGATGATCGTCCACCCCTTGCGGCGGTAGGACAGTTCCGCCTGGTCGGTGTTCCCGTCCTTGTCCACGCGGTTCACACCAGGGTCGGCGCGCATCTCGGAGAGGGCGGGGAGCCACTCGCCGCTCACGAGCTGCCAGCGGGAGGGGTGATGCAGGTACCAGAAGACGGGGCTCGCATCCGTCGGGATAAGCTCCCGCATGCTGCCGGGGCGTGTTGCCGCCCTGCCTTCGATCTGTGCGCCGCTCGCGGCGGTCTGGAAAGTCGCGCTCATGGTACCTCCTGACGCAGCAAGGCGTCGAGGTACAGGTAAGCACCTCGACGCCCGCTTGCCACCCGAGGGTGACTACCTCACTACGGGGTGGCCTTGCTGAGCACGCCCACGCCCTTGAGGTCCTGAATCTCGGCCACGCCGGCGAAGGCATTGCCGATCACCTTGGTGAGACCGGAGGCCGCGTCGCGCTCGAGCTCGACCACGACCTGCGAGCCGGCGGGCACGATGATGCCGCCCGCGCCCTGGATGGGAGCGGGGGTACCCGTCGCGTAGCCGATGCAGCCCGTGGCGACCATCATCCCGAGGCGATCTGCCCCTGCGTTCACCGTCGGAGGAGTGCTGCTCACGTACAGGTCGACGCCAAACAGGTTTCCGCGGAAGCCTTGGCCCTTCGCCGCGATCTGGTCCTGAGTCGCCGCGACGTACTGCCCGGGGCCCGTCTCGCTGCGGAGGCTGTTGATGAGGTGGTTGATCTGCTGCGGAGCGAGGACGCACGCGAACGTACCGTCGTTGCTCTGGAGCTGGAGCTTGTAGATGGCGTCGAAGAACGTGCTCACGGTGAGCGCCACGCCCGTCGAGCCGACGCTCTGAGAGAGGCCCGAGGCGAGAGCCGTCACCATCTGCGTCATGCGCATGCCGAAGGCGATTGCCATCGACTCAGCCAGACCATCGACGCCCACGCCCATACCGCCCGCGAGGGGGTTGGTGAGGTTGGCGAGATCGGTGATGTCATAGCGCAGCGCCTGACGCGCGATGGTGATCGTGGCCGCGCTGGAGGTGATCGAGGTGTTGGCCACGGGCGAGCCGTCGCCCACCGCCGCCATGAGGTCCGTCCCGGCGAGACCGACGACGGGGACCTGGAGGGCGCTGGACCCGGAGCCGTTGAGGTTGCCGAAGTTGATGAACTGCGGCGCCTTGTAGAGCTCGGCGCGGTCCGCCAGCTTCATCTCGATGGTCTTGTGGAGAATCGCCGCGAGACGCGCGTTGCCGCTCAGTGCGGCAAAATCGATATTGGCCATGGTAGTGGCCTCCCGGTGGGTTCGATGGTTTGCCGCGCCTGTCGCTTTTTACGAGAGCTTGCCTCGAGCGCGTGAGGGAGTCCCCTCACGGTCAGACTACCCCCACGCGTGACAGAATGTCAAGGCGCCGAGCGAGCCGCCGTGATCGCGTCGAAATGCGCCTTGAACTCGGCGTTGCTCATGCTCATGATGCGCTCGGGGCTGAACGCCGTCGGCCCAGCGGTTGGAGGGGGGAGCGCCGTCGCGCTGGACGCGGGGAGCTTCGTGCGCGTGT